GCCATATTACCAACAGCTGAAACTCCACCAGCTATAGCAGCTCCTTTAGCTTCAACAGCTGCTCCTTCTTGCATTGCTGCTCCTGTTATTTGAGATTGTTTTCTATTAAGTTGCTCTTTTTCTCTTTTTTCTTTAGTTTCAAACTCGTAGATTTGACCTGATACTTTTTTATCCTCAAGTCTTTCTGCTCCCCGCATTTTAGTATTTTGAACTCTTTTAGCTTCGCTTAGCTGTATGTTTTGTAAGCTTTCTTCACCACGAGCTCTCATTTGTTGATTAGTGGCTTCTTGTTGTTCTATACTAGCTGATACTCCTTTTTTACTTTCTAATGCCATTCTAGCTAAAGCAGTAGCTCCACCAGCACTAGCGCCAGTAGCTCTAAGAGTGTCTAGTGTATTAGCTAAGGCTATATCAGCTTCTTCTATTTGCATTTCAGCCGCGGCTGTTGACACAGCAAGATTAGAAAATGGATTTGAAGCTATACTGCTTAAGTCAGACACCATACTAGACAAATCTGTTACACCTTCATAAGGATTTATAATATCTTGACGGTTTTTTTCTAACTCTTCTAGTTCTCCTGTAAGTCTATTTTTGTCTGAACGCGCTCTTCGCTCTGACTTTCCCGCTGAAATAGCACCTATAGTGCTTCCTGCTACTGCCGCTACGCCTCCAATTATTGCTGCTGTTACTAATGCCATTTTATACTATTTTTTTTGAAATTTCATAAGAAGGTTTTTCGTCTATTGTATAGTCCAAACTCTTGTGTATTTCCATTAAACTTTCATTTCTACCTATGCTTATAACAGCCTCACAACCGCTTATTTTAGCTACGTACTCTAATCCAGATATTAACATTTTAGTAGCTTCTTTTCTATCACTCTCTCTGTAGTTTGGATCAGAAACTAACCACTCCATCCACCCTATTTTAGAGTTAGTAGTGTAAATAAAACCAGCTATTATAGCTACATTGTTCTTTTCTACTATAAGTCCACCTGTTCCGTTTTCAGGAAGTAGTGCTTTAGGGGGATGATGCTGCCAATCAGGCCACATATTCCAAAGACTAACTAAAGTGTCCCAATCAGACTCCTCTAGTTTTCGTATTTTTAATTCCATTTGATTTAATTTAATATGATGACTCCACATATTGTGAAGATACCGCAAATAATTCTTTCATTCCACCAACATCAGTTACAGTATCTGTAGACATGGTAACTGTTGCAAAATAACCTTTTATACCTGTCATAGATGGTCCCCATAAGATTTCACCAGCAGCCGCAGGACTATTATTAATAAGATTTGTCATGTATTTGTTTTCTTTTCTAGTAAATCCGGCATGATTTAATGGAGGAATCAATTGAGCTGGGTACTGATTGCCGTAATTATCATAAGAACCTTGATTATAACTGTATATGAGTGCTGTGACATCTTGAGTTCCGTCTGTAAATGCTAAATTATCAATAATTATTTGATCTTCTAAAGCTATTACTTCAGGAGTTCCAACGCTATGAGTACCTGTTATATCTGATTTAAAACTATCTACTTGCCATCCGTTGCCTCCTTCATAGTTTACGGTTTTAAAAACTTTTGACATACTAACCTTAGGATTAAATATAAAAGTTATATTAGACTTGTATTGTTGTCCGTAAAAATTAGCTCTTTTTGCGTCAGAACCATAGTGTATGTATAAAATACCATCTTTAGTACTGTAGTAATTGCTTTTTAAACTAAAAACTTGATCTGGTTTGTAACTAAAGAAACTTGGAAATCCATTAACACTATCATCAAAAGATAATGTAGAGTATGTATTATTCCAAGGTTGTAATGACAAAACATATTGCTTAGAGTGCATGTCCCAACCACCAACAGCTTTACCTATATCTACACTTCTAGGACCATCTAAAGAACTTAGGTTGTCTCTAAAGTAATCAAACATACCATAATTAGATATTTCAGTTAAACCATCTTTAGACAGCCTTAAAACAGCATTCCGATCTTTATCTGTAAAATACTTTCTAAAGCCGTATATTGCAAAACTTTCAGGATTTCTACTTATTCCAAAATCTCCACCTACAGGTCGCACAGCTCCAATAACAAGATTAGAAGAGGTAACAGTTCCACCGCCTTCAGCAGAATATATAGCATCTTTATCTATAAGAGCTTGACTAACTTTAGCTTCTTGAAAAATTAATAAATTTGTATTTTCAGCATATAATCTTTGTATAGAACCATTAGCTGGATTTACACTTTTAGTAATATCTTCTCCTATAGAAAAAACATTAGTATCATTAATACCCGTTCTAGAGTTAAATATTCCAGAGTATATCATAGAATTAACTCTAAAAGAAGCATTAGGATTGTCTTCAACTAAATAAGCTTTAACGCCAAACTCTACAGATGTATTATTATAGCCACCTCTAATTCTAGATTCTTCTATAGCCCAATTCTTATCATTAGGAACATAAGGAGGTGAAGGTAGTTGAGGCCACGTATTATCTCCTCTGGAGCCATTCCAGACAGGAACGTCTGCAGAGCTAAGAGTTTTTCTCAGTATAAAACTGTTAAAATATTTTACTTCTATTACGCCCATATTATATTATCACTTGTTGTTATACTATATTACCAGTAGCCGGTTCAGCTGTTGCAATTATTTTTTTACCTGTTGCGTCAAATTGAGCAACAAAGAACCTGTCAGCCGTTAAAGACGTACCGCCACTAAGATCTCCGACCGTTACATCAGGTGGCGAAATATTAGAGATCCATTGCTTGATAGATGCGTTTTCAGTTCCATCTTGAACCGCTGGATTTGTTAATTCATTAGCTCGATAAGAATACCAGCCATCAGCCACGTTAGGTGTCCATTTAACTGTTAAATCACTTGTGGTGTAAAACTGAGTAACGTATCTTAAAGCCCATTCTCTTGCGTAAACAATCGCGTCTGGCTTTTGTGTTTTAGCATATCCAGCGTTTGTTTTTCCGTTATTAGAAACTCTATACGCAAAAACTCTTTCATTTCCTTTATAATAAAAATCACCAAAAGATAATTTAATTTTTATATTATTTGCTACAAAAAGTGCTCCTTGATTGCCAAAAACAGTAGTTCCGTTTAATCCAGAAGTTCCAATTGGAGTTATATCTAAAGATTGATTTGAGTAACTAGGATTTGTGTTTTTTTGATCAGTATCTGTTTGTGGGTATCTAATTAAAAGTCTATACTCTCCTAATGCATCATTACCTCCGTAGCTTTCGTCTTTACCAAAAACAAAAACTTTTGAAACAGTAGATTTAGTTGGTATTTGATTTGCGGCAGCTGGATATGTTGTGGTTGCTCTCATCATGTCAGTATCAGATATAGCTGATCCTGTAATATTCTTAACGCTTTTAGCGCTATCGTTAAGTATACCAGTGGCACTAAACGTAGATGGCAAAGCGTTTAATTGTTCTTCAGTTAAAAATTGAGTTAAACCAGGCTTATTTGCTCCACTTGGAGTACCTCCAATGTTTTGTTGTGTTGATCCAAATTTAATTAATTGACCTTCCACGTCTCTAGCCGTAGTCCAAGAAGAAGACTCATTGGCTCTATACTGTAAATAAACTGCTCTAACTACCCCTATTTGACCGTAAGATAAAGGATAAGCAGAATTAGTAGCATCAAAAGTAGGCATTTCAAAACTAAAATCTACTTTTATGTAAGCTGTTCCTTTTGTTAATGAATTGCCTGAACTCCCCGCATTAGAGTCAAAAGCATCAGGTCTATAGTTAAAATCACTCCACGTATATGAATTACTATTATTATCAAAATAATTTAAAGCCGATGTTCCAGTTGATGAGCTCACGCCTGGAGTAATAGAAGCATTTAAGCCGTCTAAAGACAAAGGCGTAGTGAAAGATGTTGATCGTCCTTGAGATATATTATTATTATTTTCCATACCAGCGGGCAATGGAGTAGATCCAATCATATTGCTATAATTAGTAGCTGCAGCCCAATACACTCCTACAGACTCTAATCCTCCTGTTAAATCAATGTTTTCTTTTTTTCCAAAACTATTATTAATAGGTTCTTCTCCAAACAAAACAGAAATACTAGTTTCTTGAGCATCAGAAGCGCCTCCTGAGTCAGTTAGTATTAAATCAAATACATACACACCAAAAGCAAGACCACTTTTTTCAAATAATTCTCCTGTATCCGGATTTAATTCTAATGGAGGTGAACTAGGTGATTGACTTCCAGATTTTATTGTAAAGCTTAAATCTTCATTTATAGCAGTAGATCCAAATGTTGTTGATCCAGCAAAACCATTTTGACCTGTAAAAGTGGCTATTTTATTGTCTCTTATTCTAGTAGATGGAACTGATATAGGAGTAGATCCAGGATTATTTAATGGTAGTAATTCTGGACTCTTATTACCTAAGTTAAGATTTGTGACTGATTTTGTTTGAAATCTTGGGTTAGTTGCATCGTCATCTCTTACTTCAAAAGAAAAAGTAAAAGTATTTGCACCCGCTACAGTACTATAATAACTAGGATCTAAAACTGGTATCTTCCACGCGTCTGGCTGTCCAGCTACTTGTATTTTTTCAAGATCTCCTTGGTTATTGGTGTACATATTTTTTCTAGGTACACCGGTTCCATCAATAACATTTAAAAGTCTAACTGTGCTATTGGTTATAGGAACCTCAACAAGATTTACAGTTGTTGTAGGAGAAAATGCACTTGCCGTTGCGTAGTCTGTAGTCGCTTCTGTTTGGTTAAAAACAAAATTTGAAAAACCACTAACAGTGTCATTTACACCAGCTATAGCGTTTAAATCCGATATTAAACCAGTGCTTGATGTTTCCCAAAAAATTTCAAGCAACGACTCTACTGGCGCTGTTTCAAATACGCCTAAAAATATACCGTATACTGAAGATAGATTATTTACTTGTAATGATCCTATTGGTTTAGGTAAAGTTGAACCTACAGCGGAAGATACATCGCCTTGAGAAAGTCTAGCTATATAAGGATTAGAATCCGATTGATACACGGTAGCATAAGGAGCAGCTGCATTAGCGTCAGCAAATAAATTATCTTGCTCTGATATAGTTACGACAGTTTGCGAATTTTGTTGTGGATAATAAGGTTCGGTAAAAGTAGGTGGACCCGCTCTTTCAGGCGTAACTCTACCGTATAATTCAACTTCACTTCCATACTGCTTTTGCTCAGGACCTACTTCTGTTAAATTTCTAGGAACTTTATTTATATTGTCACCCAATAAAGTTATATGTGCTATTGTATCTACTGGATCAGGTGCAGATGGGTTCGTAGCGCTTACCGTAAAGTCAGGATAACCATCAAGTATTCCAGGCAAATAAACATTGTAATATTCTTGTTCTGTCTGCTTTACAACAATTTTATAAGAATACCAACCTAATGGATTATAATCAGCGCTATTAGAATCTCCATTGTGTAATCCAGGCCAACCGTCTAAAAGCCTAGGAGTTTCATTAATTATACCAGGTGTATTTATTAAAACTTTTAAAGAATCACCAGGCCAATCATTTACAGCATTATTTCCTAAACCTGGATCTTTAGTGTATGGATGAAAAAAAGTAGAACCTCCATAAGTTATTCCATCTACAGTTTGCGTAACTGAATTTACAGGAGATAACACTGTGGTTGATTGTCTTCCATACCTATCTGAAAGAACAAAACCAACTTGATAATTTCTATTTTGTTTAACTGTGTGTTCTGGATACTCTACAATACTAGTAAATCCTTTAGATTCATCTATGGGGTTTTTACGCGTTACTGCTACATCATAATTTATAGAAGGTGGAGGAGAGTGTTTGTCTTGAAAATTACTATAAACTATTCTGTTTCCTATAACTTCTTGACCAAAAGCCCTAACAGGTACTTTGTCATATACTCTAATAATTTCAGATTCAGCAAGAGTTTTGTATGGTTTTCTTGACTGATAATCATATAGATATGTTTTAGTAGAGTTTGATGTTTCGTCTGCGTTTAAACTAAAAACATTAAAAGGAACAGAATCCAATACTTTGACAGCTAAAGAATCTGACTCTTTGTATAGAATATCTATTTCAGATACATCTAAAGCAGAGTTTAAATCATTTGCAGCAAAAGGCAACTTAATATATAGTCCAACACTGTTAACTTTGTTTTCCATAAAACGAACTACAGTACTTCTATATGCCGCGTCCTCATCTCCTTGTAAAAAATAACCGTCTTGTTTAGGTATAAAAGCTTCTTGAGTAAAAGGAGCCATAATTGAATACTCTCCATCATTAAACTTAAATCTATAGCTAAAAGTTACAAACTTATCTTCTAAATAATCAGGATCTCCTGGCCAAGTTTCACCAGCTGGAGGCGTTACTCCTAAAGGTTTATTATAAAAAGGATTAAGAGTTGATCCGTCAGGAAGAAATTCAGACGTAACGTCTTGCATAGAAGTAAAAAAAGCAGCACCTCCATTATAATACAAGTCTATTGGTTGGTAGGGATTATATTTAGCTACAGATATTAAATCTTCTGAAGAATAGTATAAACCATTATTTTTAGTAGCTAAAACAACATTTAATTTTCTAGGCTGATTTCTGTTATCTGTCCAAAATAATAAGTTTTCTAAAATATTAATACCGTATATAGGGTTTGTCTTTGAAAAGTTTAAAAAAGATCCTTTAGCAACTAAAGAAACATTACTTGTCAAGACGTGATACGCGTAGATATAATTATTAGCAGTTGAACTATATGTAATATTTCCAGTTTCAGGTTCTGTATAATCTGTTAAAAAAACATATACTATAGACGTGTTAGTATCAGTATAAATGCCTATAGATTTTAAAGTGCCTGAATTTAAACCAGAAATAACACTAAAATCAACACTGGCTCCAGTTGATGTAGTTGCTGGTAAGTTTCCTACCGCGTTTTCTAAAGCACCTACGTCTTCGCCTTCTGATTTACTAACTTGTATATTTTGTCCATCACGATATTCACCTGAAGGTAGTAGTCTACTATCAAGATCTTTATTCATTTTAGACTTTATAAAAGCATTTTTAACTTCAGCCATTCAATTTAGTATTTAATCCATTTAGATTTACCTCGAGCAATCTGAACAAACTCATTTAATTTTATATTTGATAATCTAATCTTAGCATTTCTAAGTTTAGCACTTTTTTCACGTCTTAATCTTTGTATAACATATTCAGGCTGATTAATTCTAGTTGCTAATATAGCATGGCTAATGTGAGCGTATAGCGCCTCTTCAGCTAGTTTAGGTATTTTCATATCAGCGTCATAGCCTAAGCCATCTGATATATATTCTAATACTATAAGTTTATCAGCAAGATCACTAGAAAAAGACATTTTACCATTTCTTTCATTTATAGTGAACCATCCGTTTACTTGAGCTGTTTCTGGTTGTAAACCATATCTTTGACCAAAGTAATTATCTCCATACATGCCACCATAACCCAAACCATCTGAAAGAAGCATACCAGTTAAATTACTTTGAGCAGCATTAATTTGTTCTAAATTATTAGTAGCCCATCTATCTTCTGTTATAGATGTAGTATCTATATTTTCACCTATATTATCTTGTATTGCAATACCTTGAGCGTCTTGTGCTGGTATCTCGTAGGGATTTGTAGTTAAAGTTGTAGGATATATTATATGTTTTATTCCTTGACCATCAATCCAGGATACGTTTACGTAGTTAACGTAATCTTGAGGAAGAGGTATGCTAAGATTAACCGGAATATTTAGTTCTTGAGATCGTATGCTTTTTAAAGTATCATAGCTAAACTCTTGTAATCCTCTTTTAGCAAAGAACATTACGTCTGTTGTTTTTACGCTTGGTATTAATTTCCCTGCCCCGACGTAACCAACCATAAAATTAGTTATAACATCTTGTAACGAAGTATAAGCATAACCGCCATAATTATCTTCAACTACATCACCAAAAGCATCTCTATTGCCATATTCGCCTCCGTATTGAGTAAGCAATTGAATTACAAACCAATCATCGGCAGGCGGAACAACGCCTAACGTTAAAACGTTATTAGAAACAGTAAACGTTCCAGTATATTCAGTAAAAGTTCCAGGAGTACCAGCTGTAGCACCTTGAGAAGCGTATAATCTAAAATTGTTTAAATTATAACCAGCTGCCGTAGAATCTGAACTACCAAACGTTAAATCAGTATCAAAAGTAGCAGTAAAAGAACCGCTAGCGCCATCCGTTATAAAAGTTTGAGAGCCAGCATAGTACTGAGCGTTAGTTTCGGTTATTAAACCATTGTTAGGTATAGCCATTTGTTAACTTTTTTTATTTACTTCATCAGCTTGAACTTGCGCTGCAGCCGCTTGAACTATTTGAGGATCTCTTATTATTATACCAGAATATAGTAATATTTTAAGTATAATTTCCGTTTGTTCTGAATGATGTAGTTCAAAATTTACAGAACCAGTTTGCTGATTATTAGCATCGAAAGGAGTCTCATTCCATACATACTGACCTAATGTTCCAATGTCAAATCCCCATATTATATTATTAGGTTTTCTAACATAATCAACTTTTATTTTATTTGTTATACTTGTAGGTTTTACAAATAACTTTTCATTTTCATAAAGATAAGCTGGATTTATAGTGCTAGGTTTAGTAAGTCTAGACTGATTAGCATAATAAAACTCACGCCTGTCTAGTCTTTGTACTACAGTTTCGTCATTATAAAGCACGTTACCTAGTCTATAAAAAACAACTTCTTTACCGTATCCATCTGTAGTAGGTAAACTAAAATAAGGTGTTAAAGGATCTGTAGTAGAATCGTAAACAGCACTACCAAATGTTTTAAAAATAGCTAATTTTTCATCAATATTTTCTTGTCTATCCGCATAATCTGTATCTGCTTGAGGTACACGTAGTTGCTGATTAAGATCATCGAAGTATTTTTCAAATATTTCTAACTGTACTTGTGTTGCTACTGTGTTAAATTCAGTCGGAGTCATATAACCACGCTGCTCTTTATTCAGTATCATTAAAACAGTTTGATATACTGTATTTACGTTTATAGCCATTTGTTATTATTATTAAAATAAAGGAGGCTTGCGCCTCCCTTATAATATTACATGTTAAGAGAACTTTTTCTCTATAGACTGGAATACTTGTATTCCTTCGTCTGTCTTGAAGAAAGATGCCATAGCTGAGTATGGGTTTTCGTCAAAGGGTACTGTCATTAATTTTCTACCATTAGAAGCCCAAGTAAATGTTCTTTGGTCATCAGCTAATTTAATTATATTAGCTTCGGTTGCTCTAATTGCAAAGTTTCTAAGTTGAACGTTGTCATCATTAGCAAGATCTAAGAACAGCTTAGGATTATGCTTAGCAAATAAGAATAAATCTCTTTTAAGCTCCTTAGAACTCATGTCTGATACTTTAGATCCTAATTCTACGCGTAGTATAGCTTCACACTGATCAATATCAATGTTTTTAGCAATGTTCATAGCCTCTAATTCCATTTCTAATTCAAACAAATCATCTTTAGCTTCCTCTATAATATCTTGTTCAGTGTATAGAACTCCTAAAAGAGGATGATATATAGATAATATTTTTTGAAGAGCTTGATCTTTCTTTTGAACTAATAAACTTCCTTCTTTAAATCTAATATGGCCAAGTGTAGCTTCGCCAGCTTGTTCGTCTTTAAATGGAGAGTTTTGATTAGTAGCATATCTTACTTCTCTTTGTTCATTTTTTTCAGTGTCATACCACAGTAGTGGATGCCTTGCTGTATGTTTTGAAGGTATTTTTAATGTTAAAGGATTGTGAGGTCCTTTTAGGAAATACGTTCTGTCTTTAATTTCCCAAGACGTATCTTGAGTTGCTTGTTTTTTAGCCATAATATAATATAATTTGATATTTAATAAAAGTAAGTATTACCCCCGTCAGTTCAACGAGGGTAAATCTTACTGTAGTAATTACACTCCTTTAAAGAGTACAAAGTTATTAGCAGCTTGTACTACTAAACATCTTTCAGATAGGAAGTTAACCTCCATCGCATCAAGAGTACTTGTGAAAGCACCACCTGCTGATCCAGTTAACCAAGACTTCATACGACGATCTTCTGTTTGAGAAGCTCTGTATCGTACATGTAAGAATGGTCTGCGGATGTTAGTTCCTAAAATTTGATCGTATACTGTAGAAGTTCCAGCTGGTACTAGTACACCTTCAATAGAAGATGGTCCTGTTTGAGCACCACGAGTTGAAGCATCGTTTAAGTATTTCCAATCAGTTTTGTAGAAATCATAAGATCCTCTACGGAAACCGCTAAACCCTAGGTTTAATGCCATTTCTTCAGAGTTTTCAAACAGTCCATAAGCAGTACCTCCTTGAGATCCTTGAGACACAGCACTTAGCATGTTGTCAAATTCTAGTGAAGTTTGACGCTGTAAAAATAGCATGTTTTCTTCAATAGCTCCTTGAGTATCTAAGTTCTTTAAAATCTCATCAAAGTCATCTAAACCGCTTGCGCCGCTAAATCCAACCTCAACATTACCTCTAGACTGTATAGCAGCAAACATACCTTCAGTACCTTTGAATCCTGCATTTGCAGCAGATCCAGCACCAGCAGCACTAGCAAGCTCGCCTTCAATAACGCTCATCTCTAAATAGTCTTCAAAACGTAAACGAGTTTCAGATTCAGCTTTTAAATACCATAAGTATCCAGAAGTTCCGTCTTCAGTAGCAACTTCTACCCAACCAATCTGAGCCATGTCAGAACCGTTGATAGTATAAGTGTTACGAATAATGATAGGAGAGTTAGAGAATTGAGTAAAAGCAGGATCAATACTAATATTAGTAGTACCAACTTGTGCTCCAGCTACACCATTCCAGTTGTTTGTTTGTGATCCTTTATTAAATTCAGAACCATATACAAATATCTTAACAACAGCACCTAAAGCAGCTGTAGTCTGAGCAGTATAAGGAGCGACGATAAGAGCACCAGTGTTTGTCGTGCTGCTAGTTACGATACATTTAAGTTCGTTTCCAGCACCGTCCAAAGCAACTATAGTTTGCCCCGGAGACACTACGTTAGTAATAGCAGGAAGACCAGCGGCAGCAGCTCTTACTGGAATAGTAATAGTTGATACACCACCAGCAATTGCGTTAGCACAATTGTCATATGCAATGTGTAATCTATTTTGTTCTGACCAAATAACTTGATCTGATGTCATTGGCATCTCAGCTCCAACCATACGTAAGAATCCAGAAAGAGTTCTGTTTCCGTAACGCTCTACTTCTTGTTCGTAGATTTCAGGTAGATACTGTTGTGCAAAATCATTACCAGCGCCTGTGTTAAACGCTAAATAGTTTGTCGCTAGCAATTGTTGTGCTTGCGAAGGTACTATCGAACCGAATTGTGGACTTAATGAAGCCATAATAGTTTAATTTTAATTGTTAAATTTTCTTGTTTTAATCCTAAGCTTTGAAGAATCAAGACCGCTAATTGCTTTTACTTTTAATCCATTAACAAACACATTACCATCTTGCGTAGCTCGAGGTTCTGTAGTTATGTTTTTAGATTTAGCTAGTTGACTTTTAATTGCATCAGTTTTACCTTGCTCATAAAAGTGCTGTGCTATAGTGTCGGCATTTCGCGCTGCGTACAAAGCCTTATGATAACCTTTTGCATCAACAACTTCTCCTTTGTCATTTAAGAACGTCTTAATGAATGTAGAAATGTCTTTTTGGTTATCTGCAACCTTAACTGGATCTTTAACGCCATATCTAAACTTTTTCTCTCCAACTTTAAAATCAAAACCTTTGAAGTCGTTGTTAAGAAGCTCGTTTGTTTGGCTAATGAATCTGTCTTGGTTAACTTTGGTAGCTGCCTGCTCCTCGTTGTATCGGTTAAAAAAGTCTGTAGCTTTTTGTTGCTCAGGATTAACTCCAGGTCTCAACTTGATCTCTGCGTAGTATTTATCCTTAAGTGAATCCAAATAGCTTTTAGCTTTTGCAACCTCTTCTTTATATGCAAGTTTTTTCTTTCGAATATCTCTTGCTTCGTCTAAATCCTCATCATAATTAAAAGAGTCTTCAATTACAAATTGAATTTCTTCTGAATCTAAATGTGGTTTAGCTTGTTTGTAGTATTCTTTTAACAATGCTTCTCCATCTACATTGCTATAGTCTGCGTTTAATCTAGCATAGTCATCTATAGTCCCACCAGTCTCTTCCATAAAAGAAACTAATTTTTCTAAATTTTCTGGTACGTTTTGTGCTTCAGTTTGCGGTAATACTTCTTTTTGTTCCTGTGAGGTGTTGGGACTTTCAGTGCCTCCAACCATTGTGATCTCTTCAGCGTTATCGTTTTCATCTTCTATTAATTCTAATGGAGATTCTACTTCTTCGCTTTTAATTTGAACTTTAGTAATCTCGCTGGACTCCCGTACTTGTTCTTCCACTTTTGGTATATCTCCGGTTTGTTTATCATCAACCACTGCTTCTGTTTCTCCGATTTGAATGGCATCTTCTGCTGGTTTTTTAGTTAAATCTACTTTAGTGATTTCTGGAATAGCTCCCATGTCCTTATATTTAGGCATAGTGTGCTTTACTTTAAATTCACCTTCTTGTTTTACTTCTTTTACTTCTTCTGACATAATATAATATAATAAAAATTAATAATCCCTATCTTGGGGTAAATTGCTCTAAACCGAAGCCATCTAAGTTATCGTTACCTGATGATTCAAAGTTTTTAGGCAGTAGATCATTTTGTCTTTGATCTATAAGTTCACTCTGTTGAGTGCCTTGCATTTGTAATCGTTTGTCTTTTCTATCTTCTATTTGCGCTTCTTTTTGAGAAGTTACTTGAGCTTGCATTTCAGCTAGTTTCATTTGATACGAAAACTCTTCAGCCATCAAACCTCTTTTGATTTCAGCCTCTTGCTCCATACGTTGTATTTCAAACTGAGATTTAGCTTGCTCTATTTGAACAGTTGTCTGAGCCAATGCTTGTTGTTTTTGTACTTCAGCTGCTGCTGCTTTTTCTGCAGCTTCACTATTAGCTTGAGCTTGAGCTTGAATATTTTCCATTTGAGCAGCTCTTTCAGCAGCTTCGTTTTCAGACTGTCTAAATTTAAGAAGTGTATTAGCTAACTTAATGTTTTGTATTTCTCTAATGTCTATAGCGTCTGCTAGCTTAATTCCTCCAGCCTGTAAAGCGATTTGTATACTTTTTTCTAATTGAGCTTTATCTTCTTCGTCTGGCTCTAAGTCTAAGAATATGCCAAACTCGTGTATTGATAAAGAATCTATTTCTTGCAGCGTAGCTACATTGAAAGCATTAATGCTGTTTAACAATGAAGCTTTAGTTAATGGGAATTGCAACATGTCACTAACTCTTAAACTAACATTCTCACACGCTCTTACCGTTAAGTACATTAAAGACTGTAGTATATGTCTTGTTGCGGTGTTAGAGTTTGCTGCTGCTAATTTTTGTAAACCAACTAATGCGTTTTTATCAGGTGAACTTCCATCTCTAGCTTCGTTTAATCCGGTTACATCACGAATCATCTGAAGATAATATTGATACGTTTGTATCATGGCTTGTATCTTGGATATACCTGAAGAACTTTGCAATTCTTGAATAGGTACTTTACCTCGATTCATTTCACCGTCTTGAGTGAGTGATCTACCAACTATAGTACCAGTCTGGAAATACATGTTTAATGCTTCTGCTGGATTATAGTTTGTTCCATTACCTAAATCAACTTCCGCTAAACCATCCACATCTACATAAACTCCATCAGGAACTAATCTAGCTAAAACTTGTTGTAGTTTTAAATGAGTTAATTGTATCATATCAGCAAAACCTGTTGTTCTACTAACTATGGACTCTATACGTCCTTGATACATTCTAGGTGCAGATATAACATAATTCATGTTAACCTTTGTAACGTCGCCGTATGGTCTTGTCATGTTTTCAGACAGTTCCCATTTAAGTATACTGTCACCCATGCCTAGTATCTTTGCTCCTGTATATAAAACCTCTATAGATCTTGAAGCTCTTTCAAAGTTATCACTAGGTGGTGGATTAAAAGTATCTTGTTTTTCTAAAGTCTTTTCTAATCCTTGCTCTGTTTGTTTTATCTTAAATACTTGATCTTGATACGTCTTATATTCAAAAAACAATACTTGATGTTGATTAACATCGCTATTAACTTGCCAGTCGCTTTGAGCGTAGTTTTGGCGACCTGGATATTTTTGTATTCTTTCTAATTCCTCGTCAGTTAGATTTGGAAATAACTTTTTAATTTCAGGTAATGTTATGCTTTTTATTTCACCAACATAATATATATCTTCAAAATTAGGATCGTCAGTAGCTGAATAAACTAAATTAGCTGGATTTACATAATCAATAGTAACTCCTTCAGATAGATTAAAACTAGTTTTTACAGCTGATATGCCTAATACAGTTAAATCGTACGCAAGTCTTTTCTTTGTTTCGTCAAACTTGTTAGAATCAAGAACGTTGTTTATAACTTCCTCTTCAGCTATTTCAATGCTTTGCTTATAATTAAGCTGCATGAATAAATCTAATTCGTTTTGATCTCTTGGCAGATTATCTGGATCTGTAGATGCATAAAAGTTTTGACCTGTAGCTTGAGACAATTGGTCAATTGCTGCTTTGTTTTTTATGTCACGTAAAGCATTAGAAGCGAAGTCGGTACGTTGTTTTAATGCAAATGGATCAGAAGCAAATGAATTTAATTCATATCCTTTTTCTGTCATACCATTAACTACTATATCAACAAATTTAGATAAAACTGGAATTGGCTTCCAGTCTAAATTTAAGTAAGACAAATCACCGTTGTTTGATAATTCATCTTTATATTTTTGCACAGGCTGTTCGCCTCTAGCGTATAATCTTAGTCTATTAAAGTTCTGGAAATTATAGGAAAACCTATTCTGTCCACTGTTGTTTCTAAACCACTCTTGTTCAATAGCGTTTCCAACAGCTAAACCATATTCAAATGATTTCTTTTCTTCTTCAGGTACCACCTGATCTGGAAAGATGCTGTTATTATTAGTATAAACCATTTATTATATTATTTTTGAATTTTCACCTGTATTGTTATATTTTCTAAAACCTAATGATACTTGAGATATTACTCTTTTTGCAACAGGTGTATATCTATGTTTATTACATGCCATTATAGCTAAACCCGAACTAATAGAAGCATCGTGTTTTGTTCTATTATTTATATTAAACTTAGCCCAGTCTTCTAATGTTCTTTGAAAATATGTATTTCCATATCCGTCTTGTCCAAGGCCAACGTGGTTTTCTATATAATCTTCAATAGCAGCTGCGTGAGCTTGCTTTATATCTTCACTTGAATTAGGTATTCCACCTATTTCTCTTTCTGTTACTGATAACTTATGCATAACTTTGTCAGGTCTATTCATAGAATAACCTCTGTAACCTCTTCTCTTCATGTAATATAAGAGTCTAGGTTTGTTATTCTCTGCCAATATAGGCATACCATAAAATATTAAAGCCATAAGAACATCTTCAAAGAATATATCAGCAGTCTGTGGTCTTGATATGTATTCTAAAAAGAACAAATTAGGCGGTACGTCTTCCATTGAAAACTTAGTTAATCCGTGCAAAGATCCTTTAGAGCCTTTACCGTCAACAGTACCAGATATATCATAACTATCACATCCAAACGCTCCACAGTGTTCATTTCCAGGGTATTTTATATTGTTTTTTATATTGTATCTATTCTGTAGTCCAACTGGAGGAACCCAACTAACTAGAAATCTGCCGTTTTTATTAGGTACAAACATTACCCTAGTATCTTTAATCCCACCTTCCCATTGAAAATTACCCTGTGTAACTACATTAGTATTACGAAGATCTTCATTATAGTCTATTTGCTCGTATATTTTAGTCAAATTAAACAAAGATTCCTTAGCTTCATCTCTGAAAGCGTGTTTCTCTGTTCTTGGAAACTGACGATAGTATTCATTTAAACCATCTTGATCGTCCTTTAAACCATCAACTTCGTTTTCCCAATGCGATATTACACCGATGTCGATGTCTTCTCCATCAACACCTTTGATTGGTTTTTTTGGAGTGTCGAATACAGGTAGTCCATAAGAATCAATGTATCCTTCGTAGTTCCATTCCATAGGTACGAACATACTATATAGTCCTGAGCTAGTCTGACCGTTGCGGTTTCTTTTGTTGACATCCGAAGCTTCGTATAGCTTTTTAAAGTTTTCTCCACCTTTATCTAATGCGTTTGAAGTAGAACCCATCATACATTTACCGACGATTCTTCTACCTAATCTTAACGTTGTCTTCGTGACGCGCCAGTTGTTGAGGATGTTATCCGGCCTTTCCCATTTACCCGATTCATCGTGGACGAGGAGCTTGAGTTTCTCTCCATCGTACGAGTTGTCCCCTGTGTTCTTCCAGTCGATCGTGGTGTCGAGACCTGCCTGGAGATCCTCGGTTGTCTCCTTAATGGAGTTACGAGTGAGTCTCTTCGACGGGACTTTATACGATAGCTCCGTTTTGGGACGTTCCATTCCGTCCTGTATTGGTTTGAAAAAGAAAGGATAGTTGATTGAGATGGGTACCACCTTATCGGTAAACATCTTTTTCGCATCAGCTCCTGATTTACTAAGGATACCAAACCTTGCATCTCTTGATATTGTTGCCTGGTTAACGGTGTCCGATGAAGCCATGAAAGAGAAGCCTGAGCGTCTATTCTTAAGGTAGCACAGTCCGTAGCATCTTGAATCTGCCTTGCAAGCCTCCCAGAATATATAAAATAATCTGTTTGATTCTCTAAAGTCTGCGTGCCCCACATCAATTTTAGTCCACTGCAAGTACATGTAGTGAGAACCAGTAATATAAGTAGGAACACCTTTGTTATAGTACCAATAACCTTCTTCACGCCTAACGAACTCTTTGTTAATATATTCATAATGCTTTTCTTTAAACGCTATAGGTTTTTGATTCCAATCATATACTGTATTAATTCTTTTTAATTCAGCTGGATAATCTAAAACATTCCATCGTTGTTCTGTTATTTTTTTAGAGCACTTATAAACGTCTTCAGCTAAAGGCAGAGCTATCAATAGGTTTTGTATACTATATATTTCACCTATTTGCCCTGTTTTGCTAACCACAACAACGTCGTGATCTTTATCGTATCCGTATTTCCATTTTTTAAGCCTATTAAGTCTATTAACAACTTTAGGCTTTATGTGGTCTTCTACCACGTGATATAAGCTTTGTTCGTACATTACTTAGATCTTCCTTCGGCAAAACCCTTAAAAGACTCAACTTGAGTTTTTACTGGCTTTTCATTTATTATATTTTCTTCAGCTTCTATTCTAGCTAGTATTTCAAAAGCATCAAATATTGCTAATTTTTTAGTAGCAGCAGCGTTTTTAAGTCTATCAGCCGAGATATCATCTTCTGAGTCTACAATCTTTTCTTTCGCTACTTTTATAAGTTCTTCAACTGCTATTTGCCCAGCTTGGATTATATTCAGTTTCGTTTCCTTTATTTTCATACTTAATTAAAATATCATTTGATTGCATACAATAAAGTACCTCACCGTCAATTAAGAACTCAAATTCTCTGTTCTTTTTAAATCCGACTAAATCTCCATTGTTGATTTTAAGAGCTTCTAAGGTGCTATTATTATATTTTACTATACCAACGCACTTTTTAAGCTTACTTAAGTTAGAATCATCCTTATTAACCACAGGCTTAACAAAGCAGTAGTTGTCTAGAGTTTCCCAAGAGTTATTACTCTTTTTCATATACACTTGATCTATAGAGGCAAAACACATATCATCTTTAAAAAACTTTGTGCTATTAACTGACTTACCTTTTAAATCATAGTATCTTCTAAATAGATTGTGATGAACTATAACTCTATCGCCTTTTTTTAACTTAGTTTTATAAGCTAATGGCGTGGCTATTATTTCTGCTTCTCTATTTACAAACTTATGGTCAGAGATACTAGAATTAACTATTAGCTTTTTATCACCAATAGTTATTTCATTATTATATCTTTCACCTATAGGTTTTACTATAAACTGGTGAACACTATTCATTAATATTCTAAATCGTATTCAATTGATACTGCCATGTTTTTATTGAATTTCTTCCAAGGCAAAATCTCATCACTTTTTTGTATATGTATATTATAAGATTGCTCTTCTTCTTCGAAAAGAATATGAGATATCGTATGTCCTCCATATACAGACTGACCAACCGCATAGTGCATAGCATCATTTTTATAATCAGAACCAATGCTGATTTTTCTTATAATGTGGTCCACTATTCTTCTTTTACAATTTCAGTATATGTTCCGTCTTCAATATTTATATTGATAGCTCCGTAAACATCTTCTAATTCTTTTTTGTACTTTTCAATGTCATCTACAATTCCAGCATACTCATGTAATAAGCTATGCTTTTGAGTTTCTAAAAAGCCAATGTTAGTTAAAGATTTGTTTAAATCTTTTTGATGCTTTGTAATTACTTCTAATTGCTCGTCTGTAATTTTACTTACTTCTTTACTTTCTACTTTTTTCATTTGATTTAATTTAATTGATACTTGTTATTATTTTTATCTAAGGGCTAGTAATCCTGATGTTGGACTTCCAGCTGCTCCAGTGTTAACACTAGTGCATAGCACGTCTAAAAAGGTTCCAGCTGCTACACCTACAAATTTAATTTCAGTTGAATCACTTGCTAATGTCAAAGTTATATCACCTCCAACTCCAACATATAAAGCTACTGGACGTTGAGTAAAGTTTGTACTTGGTAACTCTAAATTAGCAGTTGCTGGAGTATATGTTATTACTCCTGTTATAGCTGGATCTTGAACGCCAAAAGCTTGTGTTAAAGCTGTTGCGCTAAATATAATAGTTTTACCTGCTGCAAAGTTAGGTCCTTTAGTTACTACAGTTATACTAGCTACTGTTCCGTCTGCAGCTGAAGTTACTTGGTATAAAGCACCTGCAGTAGTTCCTAGTGCGGTTTTAGTTGCCGAACCTGTAAATGTTCCACCATCTGCATAAACAACAGCCGTTGAGCTTGCGGGTAGATTAGCTACAGTACTAGCTAAAGCTGCGCTTGCTAATACTATAGTTTCAGCTTTTAGCGTAGAAACTAAAAGAAGATCAATAGCACTTGTAGTGAAATCACTCTGATTTTTTTGATACATAATTTTTTATTTTACTTTGTCTTTTATTTTTTCGTAAGTTCGAAGACCTCCTAATCCTAGCATACCTAGAAGTACGGTCATTAAATGTTCCATTTGTAATGGTGGTGGTGCATCTGTTGTTTTAGTTATCCATATAAACAAATCTCTAATAACAAAATTATAAGCTAATGCAAATCCGCATATCCAACCTATAAATGGTCTCCAACCAGCAACGAATAAAGTTCTGTGTGAAGCTTCAGCTAAATTTATTTTAGTTTGTAGTTCTATTAGTTTTTCAGGGTCAAGTTCTTTGCCTTTAATCGCTTCTCTTATTTCCCAAGCCAAACCACCGGCAACAGATTTTCTACCTTCACCTCCTTTTAAAAGACCTAGTAGTACTTTCCACATTATGCTTTTCGAGTTTTAGCGTATGCTTCTTTTTCCCAAGGAAGGTTTTTATTACCTTCTTCCATTGAAGCTCTTGAGTATTTTTTACCTTTCCAATAAACATTTTTGTCATCATAAGCCAAGTCGCCTCTTTTCATTTGGTCTAAATGTATTTTCTCATGATCTATAACGTCATCTACTTGTTCAGGATCTTTAACGTCTTTATTAATAATTATAGTACCATTATTATTAGCCTTGCCTAATACACCATCTTCCATATCTACGTGATAAATAGGAGTATTGTCAGTACTATAAGGCGCACCTTTCATTATAAAGCTCATAAATTATTGTTTGTAAGGAAAAACTTTATTTAAAGTTTCTTTTCTTTGTTGACAGCCACAGGGAATGTTTAATCCCTGTGATACTTTGTCAACGAAAGTTTTGATCCCGGTTGCTTCTGTAAATTTCTCTACGCTATCGCCGAAACCTTGTGATTTACTCATATTATGCAAAAGTAGCTGTTCCCCAGAACATTGGAGCTCCATTTGGAAGTGCTACTGTAGCTGCTGCTTGGTCATTACCTAGAGAGCAAGTTGTAACTACTCCACCTGGATTAGCTGTAATAGCTGAATGTACTGCGTCTTCTAAAGGATTTCTTTGTCCGTCTACAAAAGCTGGAGCAACTAAAGCTGAAGCTGATGTTGAAGGCTGAAGAGTTAATGTAGTGTAACCTGCAATAGTGTTTCTGCCTGTAAGACCGATAATTACACTTGATTGAGCTCCTGCAGCTCCTGCCGCTGTTACTGTTGTGATGTCTTCTACGTTTATCAAGATCGGTGAGATCGGGGCAGCTGGTTGAACAGCGCCTGTAAGCGTAATGTTAAATTTGATGAATTTTGCCATTGTGTTTGTTGTTTGTTGTTTGTTGTTTGTTGTTTGTTGTTTGTTGGCTAGGTTTATACAGTCCTAATCTGTTTTATTACATTTCTTTCTTATACATTCCTAACGGAGATGAATGAGAATGTTTAGACATAAACGAACCTCCGCTAGCGTGTTTAGCTATAGGATTATCACTTATTAAGTTTATTTTTTCTTGAGATGATGACTCATTGCCATAACCTTTGTTTAAGTTTAATGCCGCGGCTCCTTTAGGTTTGTTGTACATAGTTTTATTTTTTAGTGTTTTTATTAATTGCGTTTTGACGTTTTGTTTCGTATTCACTCATACTACCATCTTTGTCTAAGTCTCCTAACATTGAAGCTGGTGATTTATGATCAGCTATATTATTTTCTAAATAATGTAAACGAGCACTTGCGCTTAAGTTTTTATCATAAGCTTTATTAGCATCATACTTTTCGTCTTCTTTTCTTGAGTGTCTTGCGTTTCCGGTGTATTGACCGTAATGTCCTTTTTCCATTGTATTAGTTTTTATGTTTAATTGTTTAGCATTTCCATCTTCTTCTAGCGGCTTTACCTCTTTCGCCAGTCCAGCCTTTTGATCTAGCACAGAAAGATTTACGACGCTTAGCGTCTTTGCTTCCTGGTTTAACATCTCCAGTTACAGCAGTTTTTAACTTACTACCTGGATTTTCTTTTTTATATTTATTAACACCAGCACTAGTCATACCAGCACCTTCTTCTGTTGTTCTGAAGTTTCTACCTTTTCCTTTAGTTGTTTTTGGTACTTTTAAAAAAGGTGATCCTGGTTGTGCATATCCCATGTTATAATTATTACTTCTTTTCTTTAAGTTTTACCCATTTAGTTATTGTGTACCCGATACTTACAAGTAATAAAATAACCTTTAGGCCTACTTCAATATGCGTCATGCTTAATGCTAGTGCTATCGCGTTAGTTGCCAATACTTTAAAATCCAAATGTTCCATTTTTAGTTTATTCCTAATCCAGACTTACCTTTAGCTAGCTGAGTTATAGGCCCAGCCTTATACATTGTAGGAGCTTTTAAAACTTCCATACCTGTAATACCAGAACTTGATCCTGATCCGTGTAAGCGTCCTGTTTGATCTAAGGGTCCATCCCAAATAGCCGATTCACCTACTACTCCGCTAGAGCCTTTAGTCGCTTTTTGATGTGCTTTGTCATTGTGCATAATTTATTGTTTTATATTGTTATTTTTTACAACCAAAGTTGTTTGCGTAATTTGCCATTTTTCTAACGCTTGGACTGTATTTTTCTTCACCAGCACTCATTACAGCTGAAGCTGCACTGCAAGCATCTTTAAATCCATTAGCTTTAGCCCACTTAGTAAACTTGCCTTTGTTTTTATCTTTTATTTCAGGAAAACCTTTTTTGTAGAATGGTGATTTCATTATTTTTATCTTTTTTTAGGCACGTATAGATTTCCTCCACTAGCTTTATATTCCATGTCGAATTTAGCTAAATAATCTCTATCGCTTTGTTCTCTTTCTGTTGGAGGTCCAATTTCATTTTTCTTTAGTCTTCTTGGTTCATCTGTTGAACTTATTAATTTGTCAGCTGTTTTAGACGGATCACCATTTATATATTTAGGTGTTGCAGGATTTTTGCTTTCGGTAGAATGCTTATGATCTTTTATGAAATCACCTTCGTGGCCTTTTGTATGTAAAGGCGTACCTAAATTCATTAAGCCTTGACGTTGTCCCGCTGAACCGAATATAGATTCAGCTTTCATTTTACTTTGAGGGTCAAAATCAGCACCTGGAGTAGCATAAGGATTTCCAATAGCCGCCATATCAATAGCTCTAGCGCTAGGTTGTGAGCCTTGAGCTCCTATAATAGGCTGTGCGCCTAAATCGTTTTGAGCTTGGTTCGGTGGAACTGCTCCTGGGTTTATTTGTCCGTATGGATCCATAGTATCTCCTATTAGTTTATTTGGTGAACCTTTCATTTGACTAACGGAACTACCATTATAAGCAATTTTATTGTCTTCACTGTCAGAGACATTATATTCTTTCCAATTGCCAGTAAAATCAGTGTTGCCAATTGTACCAATTGTTCTTTCTTTTAAAATTGATCCACCTTCTGATCCGCTTGTTCCGTATAGTGAAGACCCTCTCATATCTTTATTAAATTTATCTCTAGAGCCTTCTGGATATTGTACTTTATCTCTTTGATTCCAAGCTTGTTCTTCGGTAACTTTTTGAGTACCTTTAGTTTTGATTATTTTTCGTTCTTTTAAAATACTAGTTGGAATATTTACAGGTTTTATTTTAGACGGCTCAACGCTTAAACCTTTAGGTTTTATGGTGTTTGCAGTTTCAACTTTTTTTCTTGGTTCTGGTTTTTTATCGTAAGCTAATTTGCCTTTTAAATTCATATAATCAACAGCATTATCAGCTATTCCAGTTATTGCTTTACCCACTTGCTCTCCAACAGTTTTTGTTATAACCGTATCAGGACTTTCATAAGTATCTCCGCCGTAAACTTGTATTCGTAGGGGAGATTTCATTGGAAATGGAGATTTTGATTTCATACTATCTATTTTTGTCGTTGTTTACGTTTTTGATTGCTGTTATTAAAACTTTGTCTGTATAGGTTTTACCTAGCATTATATTATTT